GTAGGGGGACTCCCTTTTTTTATATACAATCTTCCCCAAACCCTACCCACAGCAATATATTCTATCGCAACCAATTCATAAAACAACCACACCATAATAAATATATTCTATAGCAATCAATTCATAAAACATATAACACATAATACTACAAAACATTGCATAAACAATACCAATTTCAAAATATATTTCATCTTCTTCAATTTATAACAATACTGTAGAATAATAAATCAAAATATATTTCATCTTATTCACATCATAACAATACCATAGTTTAATACCCACCAATTATATACCAAACAATTTTAAAGATATATTCTACTCTTCTAATCCGCAATAGAAAAAACTCAATCCAACAAACACATTATACTATCCTTCAATCCTTATATATTTTCTTGAACCCCTTGCAATCGCCGCGCGGATCTGCTATACTATAGGCGTGGTCAGGGGAAACCAGCCATAAATCGGGCGGCGGCCGTAAAACGTAAGAAAGGTAAATGCAATGAAATTGAGTAAGATTTGGAGAATCGTTGTGAAGACGCAGGAAGATGTTTGTAATAGCTATGCAAAGGCGATCGAGGGGTTCAACCCCTTAAAATGTTGTTTTATGGCAATTTGCACTCCCAACAATGAAATGCAAATATATCGGAGTTTGGAAGAATGTATTTGTTATGATGGTGCGGATTATAGGATTGACCATATCACCATGCATACGAACGAAGATGAATTTACAGTTTACGTTTATGTAAAATAACTAATTATGTGGTTGGGTGGGTGGGAATAACGAAAGGATGAAAAAATGATTTATTTTGTAAATGTTGAAACAAAAGAGCGAGTTGAATATGATGATTTGGCGAAACGTATATTCAGTGAAAAAGAATTGCCAATTGATGTGAATGACATTGCGACAGTGATTAATGAAGAAAAATGGAAAAAGTTTTATGCTACAACAACACATCAAAGATCGGCCGTTTATTCGGTCTTGAATCCGATGGACACCGCTTGTTATTTAATTATGGCGTTAGTTGATATAACATCGCTTCATTATGCGGCGGTCAACTCCATATCGCGCGGATATGTTTCTAAAAAATTACTGGGTATAATTGAACCGTATAATGGGCGATATGGGACCGGTTATAAATGGTTTACAAACTGCCCAAAGTCAACTAAACATAAATTAGTATCATATCTTGTATTTTAATCCTTCTGACGAGCCTTGTGGGAGCACGGCGAAACGCGCTGTTAAACAGCGCGTCAAGGAAACCGAAAAAATACAATAAATGGTTTTCTTAGAAAGGCAAAAAGCTATGATGAATGAAACTATTACAGTAATCAACAAGAAAAGCGAAATAATTGATGGCATCAACACCGCAACAGCGTCAATTTACTCTTCGTTTGTTGCTGAAACCAACAACGATAAAGCGAAATTGTATAACGCATTGAATTCACCTGAAGTCCGAATTGCCGATCATATTGGCAAGGAAATTAATGTAAAAGATGTTATAATTGAGCCTGTAGAGATTGTTGACGAAAAAACAGGCGAAGTCCGTACAACGCCGCGCGTAACATTGATTGATGTAAACGGTCATACTTATACCGCAACGTCATACGGAATATATAATTCATTGAAACGAATTTTCGGGTTGTACGGATCGCCGACTTGGGAAGATGGTATACCCGTGCGCGTGCGTCAGATAACAAACGGCGCAAACAGAATCTTTACTTTGGATATTGTTATGAGATAATATCCAAAACAGGGAATACAATATACCATTAAAATGGTTCACGCACTATAACCGATGAATTATAGTGCGTGAAAATTTAAAGAGGTGATATAAGAATGACAAAGCAGGATGAGTTGTTGCGAAAAGCGGTAAAAAACTATAACGCAAAAATAAAGCGGTTGGAAAAGAAGGCTCAACTGTCAGCGGAATATATTCCTATTCCGCAAAAAGTATATGTTTCAAAAATTAAAAGTAGCGGCGGAAATATTGAAAGTATAATTTCGGAATTGCAAGCATTTACAGCAAAGCCGAAAGTTACTGTTGATACCGAATTAAAGAAAATGGTGAAAGCCTACAACGAAAAAGCAAAAAGGTTTGAAAAACGGGGTTTTAAAGTTGATAAATTATCATATTCAAAATTAAAAGACAGTTCAGATCTTGCCGAAGCAAAGGCGTTTATGCGTGAGTTTATGGAAGGAGGCTATAAAACAGTAAAAACGGAAAAGGGAGTTGAATTGCCCGACGCCTTATACAGGAAGGCTAAAAAACAGTTAGACATAATAAATGAACGCCGCGCGAAACAACGTGCAAGGGTTGGTGAGATTGAGCGGGGTAATTTAGCGCAAATGGGTCGAATGCGCGATGTTAATTTGTTGCCGAAACAGGATATTGATCAAATCAGTATGCGCGATATGCCGTCATATTTGCGGTCGCTTGATACACAAACTCAGCCGAATTATCTTGAAAGAAAAAATGTGCAATACAGGAATAATTATATTTCAATGCTAAATAATTTATTTGACAGCAACGATCCGAGATTGAGAGAAATAATAAACAAAATACATTCGATTAATATTGACGACTTCATTAATGCGAGTTTGGGTTCTGATTATTTGTTTATTTTGTTTTATCGTGATCCCGTTGAGCGTGAAAATCAAAGGGAAATTATTTACGATAATATCATGAGGTTATAAAATGTATGTTGCCGACTTTGAAACAACAACGAACGCGGATGATTGCAGAGTGTGGGCATGGGGATTATGTGAAATAGGTAATATTTCAAACTTTATTTATGGAAATAATATAATATCGTTTTTTGAAAAGATGAAAGAATTATCTAAACAGCAAGAAACGATATACTTTCATAATTTAAAGTTTGACGGGGAGTTTATAATTTACCATTTATTAAAAAATGGTTGGTGTCATATAACGAATGAGGATAAGCGGCCGAATACGTTTCAGACGCTTATTAGCGACAAAGGAATATTTTATTCAATTACAACGTATTTTAAGATTCTAAAAAAGAAAAACCATAAAATAACTTTTTTAGATTCTTTAAAGCTTTTGCCGTTTAAGGTTGCGGAAATTGCAAAGGCCTTTAATTTACCAATACAAAAAGAAGAAATTGACTATACGGCGGATCGTGAAATTGGGCATGAATTGACAATTGAAGAGATACATTATTTGCGTAATGACTGTCAAATTGTGGCGCAAGCACTTGAAATATTATTTCAGCAGGGATTGACGAAAAACACAACGGCAAGCAACGCAATGACAAATTACAAGGAAATTATAACGAAAAATTGTTTTTCAAGGTGGTTTCCCGAGCCTAATTATGATGCTGACGTGCGCCAATGTTATAGGGGTGGTTTTACTTTTGCGAACCCTTGTTTTGTTAATAAGGTGGTCGGAAACGGTATTGTGTTGGATGTAAATTCTTTATATCCTTCCGTTATGTATTATTGTAATTTACCGTACGGAGAACCAATATTTTATGATGGTAATTATGAAAAAGATGAATTATATGATTTATATGTTCAAATGATACGATGCAATTTCAAGTTAAAGAAAAATTGTATTCCTACAATTCAGCTAAAAAACAGCACGGCATTTAATCCAACGGAATATATAATTGACAGCAACGGCGAAGACGTTACATTATGTTTAACTTCCGTTGATATGGAATTGTTTAAAGTACATTATGATATTTACAACATAGAATATATCGGTGGTTGGAAATGGAAAAGTTCAAATATAATGTTCCGTTCATATATAGATAAATGGTATGCTGTAAAAGAACAAGCAACGATTGAAGGTAATAAACCATTGAGAACTATTGCAAAATTGATGTTAAATTCTCTATACGGAAAATTTGGTATGAATCCGAATGTACGTTCAAAGATTCCTGTAATTGATCCGCTGAATGACAATGTGCGATATTTATTCGGAGAATGGGAACAGCGCAAGCCGATTTACATTCCGATTGCGGCATTTATAACCGCATGGGCAAGATACAAAACAATTTCAAGCGCGCAAAAAGTATTTCACCGTTTTTTATATGCGGATACTGATTCATTGCATTTATTAGGCGATGATATTCCCGAAGAATTGGAAGTTGATGATGTAAAGCTTGGAGCATGGAAACATGAATCGAGTTTTACAAGAGCTAAATTTTTAAGAGCAAAAACATATATTGAAGAAATTGAAGGCAAACTAAATGTAACATGTGCAGGAATGCCCGCAAATTTGCACTCACAAGTTACTTTCGAAAATTTTACGGAAGGCGCAAAATACGGCGGAAAATTGCGGCCTGTACATACGGCCGGCGGAATTGTGCTTGATGAAACAGAATTTACAGTGCGAAAGGGGTAAAAATGTATTACGAAATAGGAAAAGCGTTGAGTTATAATTGCTTATTTAATTTTATCGTTGGTATGCGCGGTGTAGGCAAAACATATGCTTTTAAACGATGGGCAATACAGGATTTTTTAAAAAATAAAAATGAGTTTATATATATTCGGCGGTATAAAACGGAGGTGACAGCGCAAAGGCTAAAATCGTTTTTTGACGATATACAACCAGAGTTCCCGAACGTTGCATTTAAAGTAAAAGGAAATATGTTTTATATCAATGATGAGTATGCAGGACAGGCGCAAGCATTATCAACAGGCAAGATCCTAAAATCAATCCCTTTTCCGAAGGTAAGCAAAATATGTTTTGATGAATTCATCCTTGATAAAGGTGTATATCACTATTTGCAGGATGAAGTAACAAACTTTTTAGAATTGTATTCAACAATTGCAAGATTGCGAGATGTTGTAGTTTTCTTTTTGTCGAATGCGTATACAATTTCTAATCCGTATTTTGATTATTTTAATATTGTTCCGCCGTATGGGAATAAAACTATAAAGCGCATTAATAATGAAATATTGGTGGAAGTAATAAAGAATGAAGAATATACAAATGCGGCAATGAAAACGCGGTTCGGCTCAATCATAAACGGCACGGCATACGGTAAATATAATATGGAAAACGATTTTTTGAGAGATAATAAAAATTTCGTTCAAAAGAAAACCCAAAGCGCGAAATATTATTTCACAATATTATATATGAATAATAATTACGGAATATGGGTAGATTATAAAGAAGGTTTAATTTTTGTATCCCGTGATATTGATGAAAGCTGTTTAATAAAATATGCGTTGACAAATTCGGATCTGCAACCCAATATGCTATTAGCGGTTCGAAAGTCAATATGTTTGCAGACTTTACGAAACATGTATAATGTGGGCGCGGTTCGCTATGAATCCGTAAAAATAAAAAATGAATTTTCGAACGCATTTAAATTAATACGCGCTTGACAAAAATAAACCTATGTGCTACAATAATTTTGCGGGGAGCATGTTCAAAATAACGTTGTGAGTTCAGAACGTAACGGGTGAAACCGACTGAACCACTGAATAGGTCTTACAAACTAACGTTAAACAGCTCCCTTGCAATTATAGTAAAAAGGAGTTTACATTTTATGGAGCAATGGGTTCAGATCATATCCACATACGGGGTATCGATTGCGGCGATGATAGCACTTGCGGTTTACATTGTCAAAAAAGATAAGGAAAACCAAGCAGTTATCAACGAAATTATGAACGAACATAAAAGTGAGGTTAATGACCTTAGGAAAACAATTGAAAATAATACACTGATTGTGACAAAACTTTATGAGAGGTTGAGCAATGAAAAATAGTGAAGATTTTGTAAAATATCTTTTCAAGCGTTTGCCGAAGAATAAACTATTGGCAGGCACATATTATTGCGGCGTAACCGATAGCGAGATTGGAACAGTACCCGCGCATTATTTGATGGGTACAACGGGACAAAAAGCAACGCAATGGCGGCTTGATTATGCGTATACTAAATATTATCAGTCAAATTACAGTAAAGCCGAGTTTGACAGTAAAACGCAAAAATGGATAACAGACAACGCATATTTGTATGACTGCAACGGCTTGATTGATGCTTTTGTCGGACAGGATAACAACGCGGCGGGTAACTATGCAAATTGGTGTGGTATCAAAGACGATGCCGCACTTGAGTATATTACTGAAAAGGGTGAGCTTGCGGCGGGTGCTTGCGTTTTTAAACGCAATTCGAATGGAAGGATTCATCATGTTGGATATGTAGTCGGACAAAACGCAAACGGAGTTCCGCTGATTATTGAAGCAAAAAGTTTTGTAGATGGAATTATTATGTCTACTCTTAATGACGGCTGGAACGAATACGGCATTCCCAACAAAATACTTGTTTTTCCCGAAATTGAGCGAACACGATTTAGAGTGACAAGCCCGATGCAACGTGGCGAAAAATTTGAATTGATGCAAAGGGCTTTGGCTGTAAACGGATATGATGTCGGTAAAATTGACGGAAAATGGGGCCCGAAGTCACAGGCGGGATTTGATGAAATGTTGTCGGTGAATGGTAAAATGGCAAAAGTAAAAGTACAAATAAACGGTGTAACCGTGCTGAATGGAGAATACTAATATGAAACGTACTAAAGAAGAATTACTTCAATCGTTGAAGGGGTTTATTGGAGAAGACGAAAGCGAAAACGCAATAGCTTTTCTTGAGGATTTTTCGGATTCTTTCACTGATAATTCGGAAGAATTGATAGAAGTCACAAACAAATATAATTCACTTAAGAAACGATACAAGGAACGTTTTTTCGGTGAAGGTGATGAAGATGAAAAGATTGCGGAAGATGAAACCGAAGAGGAAAAAAAGGAAATTAAAATAAAAGATTTGTTTACGGAGGAATAAACATGCCTACAAGACCTAAGAATTACACATTGACGAATGTATCTAAAGATGTTATCAACGGAATTATAAACGAAGGTTTTTCAACAAACTATAAGAATTATATTCCGTTCACTGCAACCGACGCTGATTCTATCCGCGCAATTGGTAAAATTATTATGGATTCCCCTAATTTGCGCAACGCGTTCGCAACGGATCTTATCAACCGAATTATCCTTGTTACAGTAACAAGTAAAATGTATGAAAACCCGTGGGAACGACTTAAAAAGGGTGTTCTATCATTGGGCGAAACCATTGAAGAGATTTTTGTAAATATTGCAAATGCGGAACTTTATAATCCTTCCATTTCAAGTGAAACGGTATTTAAAAGACGCATTCCCGATATTCGCGCGGCATTTCATATTGTAAACTATCAAGTTAAATATCCTGCTACAATTTCAAATGAGGATTTGTCAGCGGCGTTTACAACTGAAAATGGGCTTTATTCTCTTATTGAGAAAATATATGAATCCCTTGCAAGCGCGAATAATTATGATGAATTTAATGTTATGAAATATCTGGTTGCGCTTAATATTGTAAACGGAAATATCAAGAGTATTTCAATCCCGTCACTTTCCAATGACGACAATATTAAATCGGTTGTAACACAAATTAAAGCAACTTCTAATAAAATGAAGTTTTTGACTGGAAATTATAATATTTCGAGGGTAAAAACTCATTCAAAGCATGAAGAGCAGACTGTAATTGTTACCGCTGATTTTGATGCGGCAATGGATGTTAACGTTCTTGCGGCGGCGTTCAACATGGAAAAAGCAGAGTTTTTGTCAAAACGCCTTATGGTAGATTCGTTCGGCGATATTGATATAAATCGCCTTGCTCAATGCGCTCCCGAAACATGCGAAAATATTACATATGACGATAACGGAAACGTAACTTCCGCAAGCCTTAAGGGTATTACAACGGAACAGCTTGTTGAATTGGGTGAAATCCCCGCTGTTATAATAGATGATGATTTTCTGCAAATATATGACCGTCTTATCACTATGGAAGATATACGAAACCCCGACGGTCTGTATACTAATGCATTCCTTCATTGTTGGAAGATCATTAGTGTTTCGCCTTTTGCGCCTGCCGCAACTTTCAGCGACAGCGTGGCGGCGGTGAATAGCGTTACCATTTCGCCCGCAAGCGCAACGGTTGTTCCGAACAGCGAAATACAGTTTAACGCAAAAGTTAGCGGGACAGGATTCTTTAATAAAACTGTAAAATGGACGCTTAAGGGCGCGAATTCAAGTAAAACATATGTTGACGTGCGCGGAACGGTATTTATCGGGGCAGACGAAACCGCAACAACATTAACGCTTAATGCTGATTCGAACGAAAATCCTTCAAAAGGAGCAACCGCAACAATTACTATATATAAAGGTAAGTAAAAACATTGTGGCCGACATTTATGACGGTTGCAAAATTATCGTAACAATTACAAAGGGAGGAAGGCGGGTAATAGGTTACTATTGCCCGCCGTAAAACAATGTTAGCACCAAGCCCAAATTCAAAAATTCAATTATTTAATAATATAAACATTGATATTAATTATGAACACACACTTTATTTTGCAAGTGTATCCGCGCAAAATTCATTTTTTGCGCAATGGGTTGTATACAGCGCGGATAAAGCGATATATGTTCGTGAAAACGGAAGGATCCGCTTACCGTTTACAGCCGATACATTGATAGGGTGTAATTATTTACGCTATCAAAATACAGGTTATTTAAACCGTTGGTTTTATGCATTTATAAAGAACATATTTTATATAAATGATAACACATGTGAAATAGAATTTGAAATAGATGTTATACAGTCCTTTAAATTGTATTGTGAAATTCCTGCATGTTGGATTGAACGAAATCATGTTTATGAGGATTGGGTAGGCTCAAACCGTGTAGAGGAAAATATATCAATCGGCGAATACGTTGTTGACAGCGAAAGTAAAGCACCGTTCGGCCCAGACTGGAGTGTTATAATGTATTCTACTTTTAATCCCGATACATATGAGCCAACTGGTGGAAGTTTAGTAAAGGGTATGTATTCTGCACTATCACGAAAGGAAATAGGCATAATTCACATAACAAACGCGGGCGCGTCATGGTTACTGAATGCTACCGAAAAAATAAAAGATATTGTAGAAAACCATGCTGACAAAGTAGAAGGTGTTGTTTCAATTGCTCTTTCGCCGCGCGAATTGGAAGGCGAAACAACTGTACGAACTTGGGAAATAAAGCGAAATCCAAAATTTTTAGGGGTGAATGTAAACAACAATAAGCTTTACACTGCGCCATTTTACTGTTTGTATGTAACAACAGGTTCAGAAGGTAAAATATATGATTTTGATGACAGTACCACAGGTGACGGACTGGGATCGATCACATTTCGCCTTGAGAGCGATTTAGCACCAATACAAAGTGTATCGGCAATTCCGATTAATTATAAGGGTTCACCAGAGAATTACAGTGAAATGTCAATAATGACAGGGTTTCCCCAATGCGCATGGGTAAGCGATGCTTTTCAATCCTATCTTGCCCAAAATGCGGGAAATTTAGTATTATCAAGTGCTTTAGCGGCGGGTCAAATTATTGGTGGTGCGGTAATTGCAGGCGGATCAGGTGGAGCGGCTTTACCATTTGGCGGGGGAATGATTGTAAGCGGTGCTATTTCCGTTGGGCATATCTTGGCCGATGTTGATAAAGCAAGCCGAATACCTCCTAAAGTAAGCGGTAATATTACAGGTACAGCACTTTTTACACTCGGAGAAAAAGTGTTTCATGGCTTTATATTGCGGCCGCGTGATGACTATGTAACAATTATAGATGATTATTTTACGCATTACGGTTATGCGATCCATAAGATTGAAACACCTGCAATACATAATAGGGAAAATTTTACTTTTATACAAACTAAAGGTTGTGTTGTTCGGGCAAGCGCAAATAATGAATATGAGGCTTGCAATGCCGCCGCAAGAGCGAAAATTGCACAAATATTTGATAAAGGTATTACGTTTTGGGTTGATAATGCGAACGTTGGTAATTATAAAGTTCGTAATAAGCCATTAGAATAACGGAGGTTTATAGTGATACGAAATAGTATGAGTATAACACAGCGTTTCCGAAAAGAGGCTGAACGCGAAAATATTGAATCGTATAATTTTTGGTTCAACCGTATAACGGAAATTGCAATGGCGGGTATTAAATATGAGAATTTGCCGCCGGAAATTGACGCAAGATTTATTGAATTGATATTGTGTTTTGACGGAAAAGCACTGTTTTATTACGATGAAGAGCTTGAACAATATGTTGTTTTACAGTTTTACAGTAGCTCAACCTTTGATATATACCGCGAACCGTTTAAGCGTGTAGCATTTTCACCGGCTGTAAATTATCGTAATAAGAACCTAAGCAATGAAAATTCGGTTATAATATGGAATAATTCTACACGTTCCAATGAAATTTTGGCCTTGCGGTCATACGCAAAACGTATTTCGGAATGTGAAAGAATTATCGATGTTAATGTAAAAGGTCAAAAAACCCCGAAAATTATATTGACGGAAGATAGTCAACGGCTTACAATGGAGAACCTTTTCCGACAGTATGACGGCAATATACCCTTTATATTCGGCACAAAAGGGTTAAGCACTTTATCGGAAATAAATGTTCTTGATGTTACAACCCCCTATATCGCCGATAAATTACAGATACTAAAACGCCAAATTATCAGTGAGGCTTTAACGTATTTCGGAATAGATAACGCCAATACCGATAAAAAAGAACGATTAGTTTCTGATGAAGTTACCGCGAATTTCGGCGGCGTTGAGATTGCCCGCTTAACGCGATTGAAGGCACGCGAAGAGGCAGTATCTAAAATCAATAAAATGTTTAACTTAAACATTAAAGTAAAGTTTGCTGAAATAGACCGAAAGAATGAAGAGGTTATAAAAAATGAGTAATTATACGTCACAATTACGATATATTTGCGAAGTACAAAGCGGATTCACGCCCGCCGAATTAAACGAAAAAACAATAGATGAAATTATTACAGCGGCGCAACCGAAAATATTTAATTTTAGATTTCCGATATATGATGAATCATACCGCAATGTTTTAGAACATGAAATACTTTTTCATTTTTACATGCGGGAAATCGGGGCTGAAACATACGGCCTGTTTAATTATTACCTTGCACGGAAACTCCGTGAAATTATGCCTTACTATAATCAACTTTATAAAAGTGCAATGTTGGAATTTAATCCGCTGAACGATGTTGATTATACAGAAGAGCACCATGGATCGCAAGGTGGTGAAAAAAATACTGTAAACACAGGTAATTCATCGTCAACCGTGAACGCGGAAAGCAGTCAAAATACAGTAGCCGACAATAATATAAACCGAAATAACACTGAAAATCAAAATATCACTGACAATGGAAAAGCAACGAACACAACAACAGCAACGGCGTCAACAACTGAAAATACAAACCGAAACACAAACGCTGAATCAAATAACAGCGGCATTGACACGGACGCATACAGCGACACACCGCAAACAAGTGTAAGCGGCGTTAATGGTATAAACAATAATTATTATCTAACAAATTATCGTAAAAAGTCAAATAATACCGCGATTAATAGTGAAACAAGAGAAAACGGAACGAATACCGCCGAAACAAGCAGTAATAATACAAGCAACGGAACAAACGAAAATAAGCGCAATTCCAGTACAACGCAAGATTTAAATGAGGAAAATCACGGCGAAACGTATGGAAACGCAACAAGCCGAACGGAAAACACAGGCCGAACGACAGATAACGGAACAGAAGAGTTCAATAATACTGATGAATATATAAATCATGTTATTGGAAAACGAAATTCCGCAACATTCAGCGCAATGCTGCTTGAGTTCCGCGAAACAATAATAAATATTAATAAACAAATATTCGATGAGCTTGAAGCATGTTTCATGAATATATATTAATCGGAGGGTTATATAATGATTACTATAAAAGATAAAGAATTAGAAAAAGTTAATATTCCGCTTAATTCGGTTTATACTCCAGTCATTCCGTGCGTGCTTGACGGTAATTTATCGTTTTTGGAAATGGTATGGAAACTATTGTATCACATAAATGTTATCGTAGATGCTGTAAACGCAAACCACGGCGGTATTGAGGATCTTGCACAGGCTATAAATGATCTTAATATCGATAAATTATCGGTTATGTGGGTTGAAGTTGATGTTACAGCAAAACCGATAAAAGCGAATAAAACTTTCGCTGAAATTGCAGAGGGAATGCGAAAGGGAATTGTTTTTCTTACGATTTTGAGGAATGGAGAAAAAACAATTGCGTTTCCTTGTGGTGTAGGAAGTAGTACAATTCAATTTAGGCTAAATCTTACTAATAATGCGATACTATTTGATATTAACTCAAATGAAAACGTTAATATAAGTGAATATACGTTTGCGACAACAAACATTCCAACTGATTTTTTCGCAAATGTAAGTTTTACTGAAAGGGTGTACTTTTATAAGCATAGCGATTTTGCCACAACAACGAGATTTTATCAATTAATTACCGCTGACAGCGGAATTACCGTGCCGACAGCAACAACGGCAAGCGCACGCACACTTGCCGCAAATTTAGAATATGTCGGAAATGCTTGTTCGGAAACGTTGACGGCGGCGAAAAACTATACTGATACAAAATGCGGCGAAACGCTGACAGCGGCAAACACATATACTGATACTGTATGCAGTAAAACACTTGCGGCGGCGAAATCATATGCAGATACACAGGATCAAACGATACTGACCAGCGCAAAAACATATACCGATACAAAATTTGTACATGTGGGAATTGTAAAAAATGCTGACGGATCGCTTACCGCTGACAGCACATTTTCGATGATTTACCTTAATATCACACGCGGTGCGGTTGTTGATGTTAAGTTTAATTCAGTAAATGACCGTAATTCAACGTATATAATGCAAAATACAATAATCACGCCGACAAAGTTAACTTTTATCGGATATGATGAAACGGCAACAATTCATACTTGCACAATTGACAGTGATAATAATATCACATACACATAATATATTTTAGTAAATTGGTGAAAATGGTTGCAAGATAAAATGATGTGTGCTATAATAGCATTGTGCAAAAGGAAAAGTCTTTCAGCCAACATATTATTTTTTCTTGCCTCCTTAGCTTTAAGAGCGCAACAGCCGCGGAAGTTTAGCGGTTCCGCGGCTGTTGCGTTTTATTGTGGTTTACTTATTTTAATCTATAGTGCCGCGTTTAAATTTGCGGGCTTTAACAGCGTTTCTTGATATCAACCCCATAATCCGCGATTTATAAACTTTCATTTTAGTTATCCTCCTTTTCGTATCCGACAAAATACACGTCACGTTCGCGGTAGAACGTAAGTTTTACATTATCTATTGTGCAACTCGTCACATTCTTTCGCCACATTAAACGATAAACAGGTTTAAACCAAAATTCAACCGTTTCATTTAACTCAAAAAATTCATCAAGAGTTCGTTCTACAGTTTCATACATTGAAATCATGATAATTTTCATTTTACTATCCTCCCATATACTCTATCAAAGTTTGTGTAAATTGCTTTTCTCATTTCATCCCACTCCAAAGCACTGAATTTTATAAAGTCAGCGTGCCAATTTGCAATTTCGTTGCGCCAAATTTCAATCGGCGCGTGCGAACTATCCTCCCATTTTTTTAATTTGGTAAGTTTATATTTATCACCGCTGTAAATTGCAAACGGCGCATAAACCCGAAAAACATGTTGTTTGTTTTTATCGTTGGGCTTTACGGCAGATTTATACAAAACACCGTTGTTAATTCCTGTCTTGGATAGGATCTGCAAAACAACATATTCTGCCGTTGCATAATCCTTTTCGGGAATACATTCACAATAACACTCTCCCGATTTGTCATTCCACCACACAAATAGGAATTTTGACGGATTGGAAGGCTTTCCGAGTAAATTAAGTGTGATATTCATTTTACTTTTCCTCCTTCTTAAAATACGATAACGCACAAAATTGCAAGCGCAACTAAAAGTGAACCAACCGACATTAGAACTTTTCCTTCACCGTGTACCATGTAAAAATAAAAACCTACTGCTACCCAAGGTAAACCAAGCCCAAAGGCAATGGTAATTAAAATTGAAAACAATATTGTCATTTCCCTATTACCTCCATAAACAGCAAAGCTGTAATAGTTATAAGTGATGCAGTGCATATTGCACATATATAGACGATAATTTCAGGTATGCGCCCGATGTTAAACCGACCAAGCATAATACCGCCTGCAATTACAAGGAAGAATACCCCTATAATAAAGATGAAAAAATAACAAAGTTTCATTTGTTTTACCTCCATCACCCATTTTATAACTTTATAACTTTTTTGAAGTCTTCAGTTATGTAAGCGTATTCGTCCCCTAAAATTGACCCACTTATTTTTGCGTAAATGGTTTGACGATACACCTTAAGTGTGCAGGGATTCGCCCAGTACACCCAGCCGCGATAAGTGATTTTGCGTCCGTACATCAAGTTACCAATGTGCCTTTCAAGGAATTTGCAATATTTCATCTCGATCTTTCCTCCATAAAATATTTCATTCGGTATTCAACATCAGTCAAAAAGTCAATTCCGTATAATTCCGCAATTGCTGTGATATTTTTCCGAATCATGGCATAGTGATTGTCAGCATCAATTCGATCGCGCAGCGGCAGTTGTTTCACCGCTGCGCCTTGCTCTGCCCAACTGCCGATCATGCGATCAATAATTTCATTCACCTTAATATAATCCATTGCATTTACCTTTCTTACGTTTTACGGCCGCCGCCCGATTTATGGCTGGTTTCCCCTGACCACGCCTATAGTATAGCAGATCCGCGCGGCGATTGCAAGGGGTTCAAGAAAATATATAAGGATTGAAGGATAGTATAATGTGTTTGTTGGATTGAGTTTTTTCTATTGCGGATTAGAAGAGTAGAATATATCTTTAAAATTGTTTGGTATATAATTGGTGGGTATTAAACTATGGTATTGTTATGATGTGAATAAGATGAAATATATTTTGATTTATTATTCTACAGTATTGTTATAAATTGAAGAAGATGAAATATATTTTGAAATTGGTATTGTTTATGCAATGTTTTGTAGTATTATGTGTTATATGTTTTATGAATTGATTGCTATAGAATATATTTATTATGGTGTGGTTGTTTTATGAATTGGTTGCGATAGAATATATTGCTGTGGGTAGGGTTTGGGGAAGATTGTATATAAAAAAAGGGAGTCCCCCTAC